AGTATGGATTAGTAATACTTAAGAATCTATTTCTTGTTGCTGCCGTATTGTTTTCAAATACTAAGAACTTAGTTGTTGAAGCAATAAATTTCTTAGCAGCGATTAACAAACGACGTACATTTACACGATCCAATGCAGACGCTTTCTTTTGAAGTGTCTTTTGTCCATAAACAACTACACCACTGTTAGGGAAAGTTGCAATTGGATTTACACTAGCTTCATATAATGTATCACGATTAGCTTGAGTTAATTTACGTTCTGTTTGAACTGCAATATCAATACCACCTCTGTTTAAACCAGCTGGCGCAAACCATGGAGCAGCAACTCTATCAGAGAATGCATATACACCCGGAATTAAAGTACTTGCAGGAACCCAAACGTTACGTCCTAGATCTGGATCTGGAACTTTAACCCATGGCCAATATTCAGCTACATAATTACTATCACGATCACCGGCTTTACCAGTTGCACTAGTTATTGTAGCTCCATGTTCTACCGGATCAATTACTAAGAAGCAATCACCACGACTTTCAACCATATTAACGGCTTCTGTTAATACTGTAGCATGATTAGCAAAATTATCTACGAGACCCGGAAGAACTAACAAGTTAATGTCATATTCGTCCTGATTCTTAAGAACTCGAATCGCATCAATATATGCATTTTTACCTTCTGCTGCTACACCTAAGTTAAATCCTTGTGTATTTGTACTATCAATGTCTTCGTTAAACTTCATTGGATGGTTTACAGTACCATTACTACCGCCGCCAAATGAACCAGAGCTTACAGACGGAATCAAATAGCTTAAGTTACTATCACGTACATTGCCGTTAGCATCTAAATAATTAATAGTGTTCTTATGAACTGTAACACGTACATATTTAGAACGGTTTGGATAATCACCAGTAAGTTGTAAGAACGGATCTGTTGTACCACTATCTGTCAATGTATAATATTGATCACCAATTACACGTCCAATATAATTTGCTGAATTAGGATCAAGTGTTAAATTATTATACTGTTCAACAATTGTCTTTCTGTTACTAGTATCATCACCACGACGTATACTTAAATTAAAAGTACCTTTTGTAGTGTTACGTGATGTAATTTCCCAACGTACATTATTAATACTACCGGATGGAAGTACTCCATTAGTACCTTCTGCTGATACACTGTTTTGATCAGCGCCATCAGCTAATGTAGTTAATGTAAATACTGCCGTTGATTGATCAGTACCGCCACTTAACGTGCCGCCTAATACTGCTGCAGTTGGCTGATCTAGTACAACTTGCCAATATGAACCGGTATAGATTTTAATACCATTTCCGGCTATTCCGGCAATCGATGATGTAAGTTGTAATGTAGTAGTAGCAGACGAAGCTGAAAGTTGTGCACTCAGTTCCGATGTGTTATTAATTAAACTAACTAGTCCACTAATACCACCCGTAAATTGTCCTTGATTCGACGTTACATTGAAATAGTTTGATGAACCACTTATAAACGTTCCGATAAGTGCTCCAGCTGCTGTTTCAATACGTATACCATTAGTTTCAGCAGAACCGAGACTGTAATTATAACTTGCAGTTCCTAGTGCTGATAAATTAACAGCTGCAGTAGCAAATGTTGACGTGCCGCCAGATGAATTAATACTAGATGATGCTGGAGAATAACTACCAGCTAAAATTCTAACTACTGTCATTGTATCAGCGTACTTTAAGTACTCCTGTACTGCATAGTTAGTTAAATATTTGTAAGATTTTTCCGATGCTCCTGAACCACTAGTGAAAGCTCCGCCAAACTTTTGTAAAAAGTCAGCATAACTTGTTACGCGTACCGGGATACCTGCAGGACCTTTTTGAGTAGGACCAATTATTGCAGCGCCGATAGCAGCAACTCCAGCCGGTAGAAACGACTGGTCAACTTCGTTCGTAAAAACACCAGGTGAAACAATTGTTTCGGCCATTAGTTTACTCCTAATTAAATGTTGAAATGTTTCTTATAAATATCGGAGCAACTTGCCAAACACCTAGGTGGTTGGTATAAATATACCACTTTCTAAATCTATCTGACCGGCGCCGTATTTTTTATTTAGTTGATCAACTAATTCACGTTCGCGCGTACGTAGATTTTTATAATCCATATGTATTTGTTCACGACGTATATTTAGTGATTCAATTTCTTGTGTAGCCAAATGAATACCCATTTCCGTTTCGCCTAACGCAAAAACGATTGCAGTATTGTCATCTTGGATTTTTTTAATTTGGTCTAATTCTTCTTGTGATAACTTGATTTCTTGACTCATAACTGTTTCCTATTTAATATAAATATACGTTAGAAACCTCCCGGAGGTGGTGTATCTACATCTGCGTTAAAACTTGTTTCGCCGTCAAATGTAATACGTTTTACTGCATAACGTTTTTGTAAGCTTGAACGTTTCAACTCATATGGCATTAACAATGTACCTTTTGTTGTTAACGGCAATGTAGCTCGAACAACACGATCTTCGCCGGGCGTTGATATTGTTTCAAAACTATAGTCTTGTATGTTAGTAATAAACTTCCAAGTAGTACCCCAAGCAAACCCGCCAGTTGGCATTATTTGTTCTACGATAGAATTAAGCTGTTCTGTATATTCAGCCCATATAAGTAGATCATATGATACATCTACATACTCTGGAATACTTGATACATACAATTCACGTGTCGGACGTGAGTTTTGTAATACAGAAAAACGATCGTAACGATTTGCTTTCGTATATCTGTTTTCAAATAATAATGTATTTCTAGCATAGTCGTCACGCGTTTCTGGATTCCAGTTAACGTCTAATTTTTTCATTGTATCACGTTCCGTAATACTATTACGCTTAAGTGCAATTACAGGTGTCATTAAACGATCTTCTGCATCGTACATAAATCCGTTAGCACGAATCTGTGACCACTTCTCACCATTAGCATACATTACCGGTACCGGAATAACTGATTCATTTTCTATGATTTCTGGACGTATAACATCGGTAATATATGTTAAAACAGCATTATCAATATCATAAATAGTACAACTAGGTGTTTTGATAGTATCGTTATCGCGACGTATTTCTTGTGCACGTTCAATACCTTGATTCGTAGAAAAACTAGAATATGTTTTATTTAATTGTGGTTTAGCCATTATAAGTTCCTCGGTACTTGATTAGTTTTATTGATACCGGAGCGTACAGGCTCAATTTGTATCATATTCATACGTGTTATATGTGCTTCAACGACAACAGAAACGTCTAAACCAAATCCGCCGCGTTCACTCTGTGTATATCCTAAATCAGTTAATTCATCTTTACCAGCAAAATATTCTTGAGCATATGATAAGTTATCAATTTCGTAATACTTAGCATCGTGTAAAATAACATCGCCAACTTCTAATACAACATTGCGTTCTGCTAGCTCAGGTTTAAAGAATGCAAACTGTGCTGTACGTGCTGTATCAATACCGTAATCATCCGCCGTACTTGTTCTAGAGTCACGTGTAATTAAACTATGTAAACGTACAGGCTGATAATAAAACTTACTGTTAGATTCGTTATATATGTTTGTTTTTGTCGACTGTAGATTTAATTTATACAGAACAATTTCTATATCAATATATCGATTAACCAATTCACGATTAATCGACTTAATTAAACTTACATCGCGACGACCGCCAAATAGTGCCATATTATCCTATGTATATTTTCATTGGTACTTTAGACAACTGTGAAGCTAATGAATCAGCTTCGGCTTGCTTGCGTTCTAATTGTGCTTGGCGTGACATTGTATCTAATACCTCGCGCAGTTCTGCTATTAACGCATCTTTTTCAGTCTGTCCGTTAGCAACTAGTTCCGAACCGTTAAGTGTAATTTCAGCATTTGGTATAGGTAATGATGAATACTTACTACGTACATATCCTAGCAATTCTTTTGCCAAAGCCAAAGTGTAACGGTAAATCCATCGCCTTCCGACACTATTAATATACTGATATACTACATTCTCGTACGGTACATTTGAAAAGTCTGATATTGTACCGGTTATAACAGCCGATGCACCTGTAGCACGTTCTGATTTAATAATATAATCAAAGTGTACCTTAGTAACATTTTGTCCATCTGGTATTGGAAATATACGTAAACGGTCTCTACTAATATCAAATGAATATGCAGAACGACGTACTTGGTCATTAAATTCAATAGCTTGTAAACGAAGCATATCCGCATAAATAGGCATCATCATAAATGATACTCCTGGTGAATAACTACCAAAACCAAATGAATCTAACATTTGTTGTGTACCAATACCAGAACCTATAAATGGGTCAAAGAATCTTACTAATGCTGGTGGCGCTTCGTGATATATACGTTTGATTTCAATATTATCGAAACCTAAACTACCGGCTTCTATTTTAACAATATTCGAATCTGTTAAATCGTATATTTGTTTACCCGGTGTCATTGCTACACTACCAGTATAGTATGTAACGTTACCGCCGGATCCAGCTTCCGTTCCATAAGCGGATGCTAAACTAAATATACCACCAAAACTAGGAATAATTTGTTTACCTGTTAAGTTACTACCGGTATTACCACCAATAAGACCTAACATATTATCACGTATATTAAATGCATTTAATTGAGCGCCGTACTCAGTAACAGCTTCTTCAAAACAAGCATAGAACTGTATATCTTGTAACTCAATATCATTAATAGGATAGCCTAAACGCTTTGCGCACCAATCGGCTACTTTATCAGCATCGATTTGAAATTCATAATCATAATCGTAAAAGCCGAACGGTGTTTCTCCAGGACAAAATGAAGAACTACCTGGCCAAATCGGAATGTCTGTTGACATATTTCGCCTTTCTTATAAATATCGTACGTGTTATGAAATTTACCAACACACTAAAATAACTAAACCCGGACCTCCATCACCACCACGACCTCCAGTAGTACCTGCACCTCCCCCGCCACCACCACAACCAATACCACCATAACCACCTGCTCCTCCAACACCTCCAGGATTTGAAGCTCCTCCCGCTCCCGGTAGTGATATAAAGGTAGGTTCATATAGAGTAAATCCATCTGCTCCCTTTGCTCCTGCAGTTTGTCCACCTAATAAATCGTATGGAATGATGGAATTAGCTACAGCACCTGAACCTAATACACTACCGCCAGTTCTAAAAACACCACTTACACTACTACCTCCAGACGCTCCTCCTTGTGGACGTCCTAAGAATGGTACCGTTACACCTGCTGCTAATGTACCTAAATTACTAGCTCCGCCTCCTACACCTGTATTTCTAGTAAAATTAGCCATTCCATGAAGCCCACTAAAGGTGGATGCGGCTACGTACGGATCAGTGGCGGCCGTTCCTCCTGCTCCTCCGGTAGAGTTGCTAGTACCAGCACCACCTCCTCCACCGTTAGTTATTCCTACATACGCAACACCAGCTTGATAAACTGAATTAAGTACGTTTCTAGGATTTGTAGCACGGCCTCGATATGATAAAGTAGTACCCATAGTATTGCCATCAACAGTTGGCTGTGTACCAGCAGTACCAGTTGGGTTACCACCTGCTCCTCCTGGCCCACCAAAACCTACGGTTACATATAGTATATCAGGTACTGCTATAGCAGGTTGTACAAATTGCACGATGCCACCTGCTGCTCCACCTCCACCACCTTGTACGCTACCACCGCCACCACCTCCGCCACCAGATCCAATCAACAATCCGTATACAAAACTAATACCTGGTGGTTTATTCCAAACAACAGATAATCCTCGGTTATTATTGGTAGGCATAGATGCAGCAAACGGCGTATAAATATACGTTTTTACTTTAGACTTATCTTCGGGTAAATTTAAAAATCCATTCATTGTTATCCTACAGTTATTATTACTAATCCATCACCACCTTTTCCGCCGTTGCTACCAATAACGTTTCCAGCAGCGCCTCCACCTCCACCTGATCCATGTCCACCAAAGCCACCTACGCCAGCTGCGCCAGTACGATTAGCTGCTCCTCCACTACCACCAGTAAAAAGTAAATTAGCTAAATCATCAATACTACTACCTGGATTACCGGTATTAGTTCCTCCTGACGCTACTGCTTGGTCTACATATAGTCCTGGGGTTCCTACTATAGGCATAGCACCAAAGGTCGATGCACCACTACCCCAACGCTCTCCATTTCCTCCGGGTCCAGTTCGGAAGTTATTATTAATACCTGGAGTAGCTGATGTATTATTATTTGTACTGTTTTGTCCAATGACATTAGAGCGTATTCCTGCCTGTCCTAGTGGAGCAAAAGCTGATACTGCCGATGCTGCTCCTGTGGATGCAGCACCTTGAATCGTAGTACGACCCCCAACACCGCCGGATCCAGGATTAGCTGCACATAAATTAAATATAGATGTTGTGTTTGGTCTCCAACCTACACGCGTTGCAAGGCCTGAGCTACCATCTCCTCCATTAACACCTATACCAGTACCAATGCCTCCAGCTCCACCAGCTCCTACGTTAATATACAATACATCTGGTATGGAGTATGCTGGGTAAAAGCATGATGCAAAACAACCAGAAGCTCCTCCAACTGCTCCGTACACGAGAGTGCTATCATCGTTAGCTCGGCCGCCGCCGCCGCCGCCACCGCCTCCAATAGCTATTATATGTACAAAGCTAATGCCAGGTGGTTTTTGCCAGGTTTGGTAAATAGTAGAACGACCCGCACTATATACCCAAGTACGTTGCGGTTCGCTATCTGCAATGTGAAAACTTCCTATCATAATATTTTATGTGCATGTTATTATAATCAATCCATTACCTCCCTTTCCGCCAGCGCCTGATAGAGCACGGCCTCCTCCGCCTCCTCCGCCTCCACATCCGATAGCACCTGCACCTCCATTTCCACCAACTGCGGTAGCATCAAAGTTGGCGCCCGCTCCTCCACCACCACCGGTAGATATAAATGGTCGATATGAGAAGATGCCAGGATCACCATCTATTCGTGAAGCGGCAGTTGTAAAAGAGGCTAAACCGCCACGTACTTGAACACTAATACCACCAGCTACTGATAGTGTAGTTGTAAAGTCAATAGCTCCGCCGGCTCCTCCAGCTGGGCCAGAAGGTAATCCTCGAGTACCTCCGCCTCCACATCCTCCAGTTAATAGTCCATTGAATGTGATTGAACCTCCGTTACCGCTAGTTAATGTACTAGCTATACCGGCTGCTGTTTGCGTAACAAATCCTCCATTAATACCTATCCAACGTAATTCATTAGCGGTACTAACTGTGGTTAATGATGGGCCTTGGCTACCTACTGTTTTTGATCCAGCGATGCCTCCTGGGGCGTT